TAATAGCAACAGTAGTTTCGTTAGTTGGTGTATTCACATTAGGAAGTTAAATGTCCACAATAAAGATAGACACAAAGACACTAGCACCTATAGTATTTACAGCAATACTTAGTGCATTTGGTTGGGTATTCAACTCCATAGAAGAAATTAAATCACATCAGAACGCTTGTGATGCTATGGTATTAGAAATGAATAGTGAATTAGATATGTTAGAAAGTAACTTTACTGAATTACTTTTTAAATTAAATGGCTAAGATATGTGTATGGTAAAACAAAAAGAAGATGGTTCGTTTGTGCAGATATGTAACTGCAAGAATGGAAGTGGTAATTGTGAAAATAATAAGCAGAGATAGTTGGGGAGCTAAACCTAACAAGACAAAGTTTAGTAAACTAGGAGAAGTAAAAGGTTTAGTGGTGCATTGGTCTGCTTATCCTGTAGCTATAGGTAACCAAGCAGAGATGGATCAACTAAAACAAATACAACGACTTCATCAAGTTGATAGAGGTTGGAACGATATAGCATATAACTTTTTAGTAGGAGATACAGGACAGATTTATGAAGGTAGAGGATTTGGAAACAGAAGTGCAGCACAAGGTGGTAACAGTAGGCAAGAGATTAATTACAATAACAAGCATTATGTTGCTGTGTGTTGGCTTGGTGGCTCAAAACCTGCCGACCAACCTTCTGCTGAAGCTCGTGCAGCCATTTCTTGGCTCTACGAACAAGTAGGTGGTGAGCTTAGACCTCATAGTTCTTTCAAACAAACTGATTGTCCAGGTGATGCTTGGCGACAATGGATTATAGAGAAAAAAACAGCAACTATAGATGAACTAAAGAAAGCTACAAACATAACTGCTGAAGATTTATCTAATGCAAGTGGTCCAGAGATGGTACACCCACATTTTATTCAAAAGAAGTTAGACATAATTATTGCTAAACTAGAGAATATAGAAAACAAATTAAAGTTAGGAAGATTAATACAATGAGTGATGAATTAAAAGATATGTTAGAGAGAGCCTTATGGACATTTATTGAGGCGTTTCTATCTGCTTTAGTCATAAGCCCAATCGCTGGTATTGAAGCTAACGCACTACAAATTGCAGCTATTGCAGGTGGTGGAGCAGCTTTATCAGTAATCAAAACATTTGCAAAGAAAAAAATTAGTTAATAGAAATAGTCTCATCTATTGTCTATACTAAGCCTTAACAGAAAGGCTGCGTATGACAGAAAAAAAAGACTTAGGAAATAATTACTTTCGTTCTGGTTGGCAACCATCAGCAGAGTTTGATGAGCAAACAGGACTAGGTGAAATCACACACATTGGAACTGACCCCAATTATAAATCTAAATTTGATGATATATTGCGTGAATGGGGGTTTGATCCTCGTTATTATGAGATAGATGGTAAGGTCAAAGCATCATCTTGGAACGCACAACTAAAAGGTGGACAAGTTGAAACCTTTTATGCGTTTAAAGGTGTTGTTAGAAAAAAACATCCTGCTCGTGATGAGTGGTTTAAAGTCTTATTAAAAGAAGTATCAAAGAAAAAACCTCTTAAAAAGAAAAACATTACTAGCAAACAGGCGTTCATATGGTGTATGAGTGATTGGCAACTAGGAAAAGATGACTACGGAGTAGAAAATACCCTTAAACGCTACGATTTGGCACTTCAGAGAGGTGTAGAGCAGGTTAAGGCACTAGGTGGCGTAGATGAAATTTATTTGCTTTCTATGGGCGATTTAACAGAAGGTTGTTATGGATTTTACGACTCACAACCCTTTAATATATCTCTCACACTCCAACAGCAGTATCATCTAGCAAGAAAACTAATTATGAAAACTGTTGATACATTTTTACCATATGCAAACAAGATAACTTTGTCTGGAGTACCTGCTAACCACGGAGAAATGTCAAGAAGTGGTAAAGGACAGGTTGTTACCAACAGATTAGATAACTCTGACACTATGCACATAGAGATTTGTGGTGAGATTATGGAACAAAACCCACGATATAAGAAAGTATCTGTATCTATACCAGATGGTTTTCATCACACACTAGAAATTAAAGGACAGACACTAGCTTTTAGCCACGGACATATGCACTCTGGTGGATCAGGACCAGAAGGTAAGATAATGAAGTGGTGGCAAGGACAAATGTTTGGTCATTTACCAGCAGGAGAAGCTGACATATTAGTTACAGGACATTTTCATCACCCTCGTATGATGCAACAAGGAGATAGAACTTGGTTTCAATGTCCTAGTATTGATGCAAGTACAGACTTTACTGCACGAACTGGTATGTGGAGTAAACCTGGTGTGTTATGTTTTACAGTTAATAAAGATGGTTGGGATAACTACAGAATAGTTTAGACACAATCTTCTATCTCGTGTGCCATACAACCTACACAACGACCATCATAATTTAATGTTGTTTGTGGTACTTCGCCACACTCTATACATCTAGGATAATCTTTGCTATCTGGACTACTCATTCTTCCTCTTGTGTGTTAGTAAGTATCTGTATGTTAGGAAGTATTGCAAGTAATTGCTGTTGTCCAGTAGGTAACAATATACTTTTACCCATAAACAAAGGCACTTCCTTTTCATTTCTTCTGTTTAATAATTCTGCAATCAACATACCTTCTGTTGCTTTGCTTAACATTACATCAATCATTCTTTCTCCTTATGTATCTTTGCATTTCCTTCATACAGAAATCCTACTACTTTTGGTATAACATTGTTAGCATCAAACTCTGTTGTTTCAGGCATAGGCATTTCTGTCCATTGAAAGTCATAGTTTTTACGCACTAGATTATGTATGTTCCAAGTCATAATCTTTCCATTGTATTCTGTAAGATAAATAAATTTCTTTGTTTTCTCTACTGATTTAACAATGTTCTTTTCAAACTTAGACTTTTCTATAATCCAGCTACTATATTCTTTATCTCTTGATTTTATTTCTACAATGTAGTTATCGCCCTCTGCATCATAAGAACAGAACTGATCCTCACATTCAATTAAATTAAGGTCTGGATATAACTCATTTAACTTATTAATTATTTCTGTCTGTGTCATACCATTACCTCTAATAATTCTTTGCATAATTCATAAGGAACTTTACTTCTTTCATAAGCACCTTTTAATCCTTGTGTTCCTGTCTTTGATCCTCGTGGTGCTGATTCGTGGCAAGACATACCATTCTTGCACATTGGTCTAGGTGTCCAATCTGCGTTAGTCCATATATCTGTAGGTTTCATTCTGCTATCTCCATACTGACAGTAAGTTACTGTATGTCTTGTTAGATGTTCTACTGCACCCATCTTACGCATAAGCCCTCTTGGATTTTCTATAACATAATACTTTGGTTGCAGTTCATTCATTATCCATATAGTTTTTTCTAATAATAATAAGCCAATTTCTGCATCATTTGTCTTAGGATTTCTAACACCTTGTTCATCAGGTGCTGTCCAATGTGTGCTACAACTAGCAATACTAAATGTAGTACAAGGTGGACTAGCCCATATAATATCTGGACTAAATGGTATTTCATCTATAGACAAATTTAATATATTTGTTACTGCATTTATTTTTAAATAATGATCATCTAACACCTTGTTCATCAGGTGCTGTCCAATGTGTGCTACAACTAGCAATACTAAATGTAGTACAAGGTGGACTAGCCCATATAATATCTGGACTGAATGGAATGTCATCTATACTAAGTTCTAATATATCTGCTACTAAATCTATTTTTGAATAATGATTATCTGTTGATAAATCTAAACCATTATCAATAGTAAATGTTTCGTGTCCATATTCTTTAGCTACATCACTAAAACTACAACTACCTGCAAATAGTTCTAAAACTTTCATTCTTCTTCGCCAAACATTTCTATCCAACACTTAGGGTGTGTGCCTGTAATCATTTGTTCTCTATAATCTCTGTCTAATGATTTAACTGCATCTTGTATGTGCATACCTTGATTAAGATAAAACAGTTCTTGTGTAAATATTTCTACAGTTCCTGTTTCTTTACAATGAAAACATTGTTTTGTTTCAATGACATATTTATCGCCATTCTCAAAATCATATATCTTATCAATTACTTTCATCAACTCTCCTTATCATTTCCCTACACAGTATGCAGTAGTCATCTTTAATATGACTAGGCATACCATATATATCATATTCGCCTACACCACAACTCTTGCAGTTCAAAACAAATAATCCTGTTCTTGTTTTTTGTTTGTACCTAGATACTTATGACATACTCTTGTGTTTTTACTGTTAGGATTTAAGTCATCATCAATAACTTTGTATTGTTCTGCACAATAAATTCTGCCCTGTTGGTCGTAGTATGTCATCTTGCTACTAGGACAATCAAATGTTCTTTTGCATTTTGTATCTTCTTGACTTGCATAAAATTTAATTTGTTCATCTGTAAGTTCATACTTACCTTTAATTTTTTCAAGCCAAGCTGGTGCGTGTATCTTTTCTACCACTCAATTACTTCTCCACAACCCTCGTTACTACCATAGTTAGAACAAACAAGCGTAGGTATCTTTCCATACTTTGCAGGATCACTAGCTTTCTTCTCACTATTATCTTCTACATACTCACTTGACTTGCAGTTATCACAAGTTATCTTATCGTTATCTTCTTTCACTACTACTTCCTTTACTTCTGCACTTATACCTGCATCTTCTAATGTATCTACAATATCTTTTTGATTAATTGCTACTTCAAAAAACGCATAAAACATTTCTTGTTGGTCATCTGTCCATTTCTCTACATCAGTTTCAGCACCTTGTTCTACTGTTTGTTGATATGCAGTTTTCTTTGCGTTAGCTTTTTTGTCTGCACTATCGTTAAAGGTTTCTATAAATATATTTAAGTTATCAGCTACCTTAACTTCTGCACCTATATCTTCTGCAAACTTCTCTGCACTTTCAACTGTTGTCTTAGCTACACTAACTACATCTTCCTCTACACCTGCGTAATGTTCTTCCTCTGTTACGCCACCTGTCCAAAGTTCTAGTCCTATACCAAAACGCATACAACATCTCTTGATACCATCACTAACTGCTAGTTTTAATACTTCGCTTTCAGTAATGTTCCTGGATATAGCGTGTGTATCTACATCACCAACTTCTTCTACAACGCCTAAGCCCTCAATTTCTAATCTGCAAACTGCACCTACAACTGCGTTGTCTTTATCTCTAATAATTTCTTTAATAAGAAAGTTGTACTGTCCACCTACAACATCTACTAATCGTTGTGTGTATAAGTGGTGTGGTACATACGAGCCAAACTTTCCCTTTGGTGCTTGTTTAACAACATCTTTTGGAAAGTTCTTTGTTAATTTTTTAATTGTCTCTTTGTTCATTTATTTCTCCTGTTCTTGT